GAGACCAGGAACGAACGGTTCTGCAAGATCAGCAAATAGAGTACGGATTTCAGCCGGAGTCAGCTTCTTCTTCGCACGCTCAAGTTTGCTAATCGTTTCCATTATGCTTTTCCATTAGTCCAATAATCCAACAGGCATACGAATGTCTTGTGGTGTAGCAAATGTACTCAAGCCTTGCTTACGACGAGAGTCAGCCCACATACGAGCCTTGTTGTAAATCTGTTCTGTAGGTTCTTTACCAGACAAAAGACGGTTGAGTTCTTTTTTGGTAAGGGTAGGAACCATCAAAGGATACGATCCAGAGTTATCTTCAGTTGATATTTCAGTGGAAACTCCGTCTACAGCAGGAAGCATCCCCATGTATCCCATACCCTTTGGAGTTCCAGTGTCATACCGAAGCCCCATAGGAGCAACACCGCCTTGCAGCATAGCCAGCAAATTAGCGAGTGTTATTCCATTCATAGTTTTTCTACCTGCACCCAGTGGCAACGATAGTCGCCTTCTTTTTGAGTCTGATACCACATTTGTAGACTCTGGCAATCCTCTAGCGTTTCAACAGTATCTAGTAAAACTAGATGCCCATTTGTCAGCAGGAAGAGGTTGAACCAGATAATCACTTTTTCTTAGCAGTCTTAGCTGAAGCCTTGAAAGCAGCAGCAGTAGGTGCGCCCTTGGTTCCAGGCTTACGCATCTTCTCGCCTGATCCTTCAGCGATACGCTTACGTTTAGCAGCAATGTTGGAATATAGACCGTTCTTCATTTCATCTTTTTCTTCGGCATCTTCGCTTCGCTCATTGCAATAGCGACGGCTTGCTTCTGCGACTTAACGACTGGGCCTTTCTTACCGGAGTGAAGAGTACCCTCTTTAAACTCTTTCATGACCTTGCCAACTTTCTTCATTGCAGCAGCTTTCTTCATATCAGTCTCCAGGTTAAACCTAGTTCTATATTAATACCTAGCTATTGAGCAGACAATAGAAAACCCTTAAAAACAAAATCTAGTATTACCTTCGATTATTAAGTTTAGGTAATATCTCTGTTTGGTGGACACACCAAGCCTATCCGGCGTGTCCTTCAAAGTATCTCCGCTCGGAGCCACCCACCCGACAGCCTTTTCGTTCCAACGGTGCTATCTTCGCCGCCGTTTGCGAGTTCTCAGAACTATCCCACAGTCTCGCTTATCCCTCAGTCCCTGCGGTTACCCCACAAACTGAGCGGTCTGCCCAAAGAAAAACCCCGCTTAGATAGAGGCTCGGCCTTGGCGAGGCAGTCTCCAACACCCAGCGTAAGTGTCTTTGACTACACAAGCCCCTATCTAAACAGGGTTTCGCTGGTTGCCTGACTGCCAGATCAGACGACTATAAGGTAATGCTTATGCTCTATGCGTGTCAAGTATAAGAAAGTCTGATAGCACACAGACAAAAAGTATGGGACTATTACTCATCGACGCAGCAAAAACAGGAGAAGACAAGATGAACAACACCTACTTTGAACTTCTCGCAATTGATGCGATTGGGTTGAATCTGAATGATTCAGAAGACAGAGCCATTTTCAGAGAGCGTGTAGCAGATAGGCTTCGTTTTAATACTATTCAGTCGTTGCGTGACTGGGGTGCTACTAGTACAAGCGACCGATTTTCCGCAGTAAAGTCTGTTGCTAATTCGTACATTGCCAGCCTTCAGGAAGAGGATCTGGCTTAAGAGACGGGGACTGCGGTCCCCATTAGGAGACAAGAAATGAATGAGATTGACTACATGGAACAGTCAGAGGCTTCCGCAGAGGCTAGCTATGTGCGTGACCTTGAGCAGCAGAACCGTCAGATGCGTATCACGCTGTCGCGCATCTTGTGGTGGTGGGAGACTCAGGACAAACATTACGCTAACAGCATTCTTGCCGACGACATTAGGGAGATTCTGAAGTGAACCGCTGCGACATCTATAAAAAAGTCTGTTAACAATCACACAGGGGCTTCGGCCCCTTTTTTACTTGCCCTGCGAACATACTCATCCATCTCCGCTTGCAGGATGTCCAGCCCAATCTGGATACCCTCGCGGAATTGCTGAGTCGTAATCTCTAGCCCATAGTCTGCCGCTACTGGTAGCTGCTTGGGTTGCTTGATCCAGCAGTCAAGGATTGCGTCGCAGATGATGTGCATGGTGCGCTTAGGATGCGTCTTGCGAGCCATGTAAACCGTCTGTAGGTTTGCCATCAGTTCTTTGCGTCTGTGCTTCTCAGAACGTATCCAATAGGCTAGACAGCCCATACCTCGACGACGCGTATCACTCAACACCACAAACTTCCCTCGCTACAGTTGCCCAAGACTCAAGACTGCACTCTACAGTGTAGTCAAAGTCGTGCCACCAGTCTGCATCTTGAGTGTGCAGATGTACACACAGTGGATATACAGCCCGCCATTCTCCGCGCTGGCGCTTGTAGACCAGCAATGGGATTAGTCCCTTCGACTGGCGACAAGTCTGCGACCACCAATCTTTGATGTCTCCGAGCGTAGCCTTAGAGTGATCCTTGACCTCTACTGCCCATCCAGGCACACCAATCAAGTCTGTGTCCCCGTGGTCATTCCTGACGCGTCTGTGAGCGTTCCAGCCCGTCAGTTCAAAGATGATATTGGCTACGGCACGTTCACCACGTTTGCCTTTGTCTCGACTGAACTTACTCATATCAATCCCCGCAGAAACAAGCAATGGATTCTTCAGCCGGATCAAACATATCTTGCTGGTTGGCTATAAATTGCGCCATTTGCGAATAGGACGGGCGGTCTGAACGGAATGTAGCCCCTATGGCCTGCTCCATACGCATCCAAAACTCAACACGCTTAGGTTGCTGCGCGATGAGACTACGAATTTGGTGTGCCCCTTTTAGGTAGCAAAGGTCGCAGTTGCCAGCAGCAGTGATCCCATTGCGGAACTCAAGGCTAAGGTCAAAATCTTTATTTGCCCAGAATGCCTGTACATCTTTCTGCGTAACGCCTGCATTGATTAACGGGGTGAGCTTGCTGTCGCGCAACTTTGCTGCCCTACGGTATTCATCAGCGCGTATGCCAACCATCGTTGCATATTCAACCCAACCAATGCTTTTTAAGTATCTATCAATAGTCAGAACCTTTAACTCGGCGGTGCAGAACCGCGTAACTGGATTTGGCAGATAATTCTTTTTGCGAATGAGAGCCTCAAAAGGTTCGCCATTCCTGCTGGCAGTCTCAAAATCCACCACAGCAAACGGTTCATCAGTGCGATACTCCAGCCAAGTAATTGGCACACCCCATTCGCGTGAACAGCGATCAACAAATCGCAGTGTTGCTTCTTCTTCCTTGCCAGTGTTGGCAAAGCAAACCACCGCTTCATCAGGCAAACCATTGTTAGATTGCAGAACTCGCCAAAGCATATATGCACTAGTCCTGCCACCAGAAAAACTGATGCAAGTAGGTTCTGTAATACGGAATGGATCATTCACTTTCCATCTCCAACAGTAGGTCAATGTAGTGTTTGGCCTTTAGCAAATCCTGCTTGCCACCCTTTTCCCGCCAGCGCACCAGATACTTGATAGCGTTGCCCTCACAGAATCCAATCCCATTTTTGTGAATAAACTCGATAGGCTCGATTGCAAAGTTCTTGTAGTGTGTGCCGCCGATCTGTGTGTCTAGCGCAGACATTCTTTTACCTTTTCCAAGAGTTCAAGTTCTGTGATTCCGTAATACTTTTCAAAAGCCTTTCGTCCCATACCATGCAAACCTTCATTGCCACGATGATGCAAAAAACACAAAGGCAATACATCCATATGGCTTGCCCTGCGTCCAGCACCAGTGCCAGTGCGCGGGTGATGCAGTTCTGCCGGAGTCTCACCAAGGTTCAAATGTTTGCAGAGTATGCAACCAATCTCTGCCACTTTGCCCATGTACTGCTTTTCAGCCTTCGTCACTAAATATCACTCCCTTTTCCACAGCCCATGCCTCAACGCACAGCATATAGTCTCCAAACTCCGAGACTGATAAGTCTGTGCTGGACATCCCTAGATTGATGATTTCTCCATCTGGCATACGCAGTTCGCGCACACCAATGAATCGACGCTTAAAGTATTCATGCCAAGTGTCAGAGTCGAATCCTAGCTGATCACTTATATCGTGTACGATTGCCCAGTACCTGCGGTTTTGTAGGTTCCTGCGCTTTTCTTTCTCGGAGTGCAATGTCAGCAGCATAGGCTGACCAGTCAAAGCCTGCCTCATAGCCGAGAATGCCTGCTTCAGTCCTTCCGTCGAGTTCACTCGAAACTTTAGTGCCTCTTTCGATTCCGTTTTCACTTGCATATTTTACTTTGCAATCTCCAAATACAGACTTCACCTGATCCACAAATTCTGCCACCTTCGGCATTAGCTGCCGATTTTTTCGCTGTACCTCGGTCTCCATCTGTTGTTCTCCCCGTAGAACTGACCCTCGGGGTTAAAGAATAGCCCAATACGACCTTCCCAGTCTCCGTGACGGTTCTTGTCGCAGACCAGCAAAGCATCGACACCATCATCATCTTCGCCGTTCTGGATTCGCTGCTCTTTCTTTTTGTTGCGCCATACCGAAAAACATTGGTCTACCTGATCCGTAATAGAACCGGAACCTTTGCTGTCATATTTTCCTGGAACCTGCGATTCGTCAGCCAGTTTGCGACTGTGGTGAACAATGTGGATATGAATGTTATGGTCTCTGGCGATAGAACACAGTGAATCAATCATCAGCTTCTGACCGTTGTAGTCATCCTCATTCTTGACGCACTTCATCAGACTATCGACCACAAAGTGCTGCACACCTTTTACGTCGGCACAGTATTGGATCACCTTGAGCAGTTCCTTACTGTCAACTGTTCCCTGCTGGTCATATAGCCACAGTCTGCCAGCTAAGAAGTTGTGGAAATCCTTGATGAACTTTTCCGTCGGGCCAGCAAAGCCTAGTGCCTGCTTGGTCATGCGCTTGAGTGTAGAGGCTGGTCTCATTTCAAAACTGGCGATGCAGACGGTTGCGCCTTGAAACAAAAAGTCCAGCATTACGTGCGAAGTCATCATTGACTTGCCGTGACCATTGATGCCCATCCATAAACTGACTTCTTGCGGCCGGAACCTGATGTTCTCCTGCGTCTTCGGCCAAGGCAATGTGTGTCCAGATACGTTCTCAGGGTTAGCAAACGCGTCTAGCACAACATCCATGTATTCATCTGCGGATCGAATGGCTAGTGCAGTCCTGGGTGGTTGATAGCCTTCTAGGTCTTTCGGTGTGATGAGCATTGTTCCTCCATGTGAGCCTTCAGTCTGCCACAAAAAAAGTGTTGACACGGTAACTTTTTTGCGGATGATACGG